AAAGGCGTGGCAGTTATGACAGACCAGCTCACATTTGTTCATTTCGGCAATCAGTATTTCCTTAGTCAGGTTAAACACTTTTTGGGCTTTAGACATTGAGAACAATTTGTCTTTAGGCACTAAATGGTCAAACGCAAACATGACGTGATTCCAATCTTCACAGGGAAGGCCACAATCAGTGCAGGCACCTATGGCAATTTTGGTTTCAACAATTAACACCTGTGCCCAAACTACGCGCGCTTTGTTGCCACTTCTGACCCTTGAAACTTTAGGCCGGCGATGCTTTTTGGCGTACTCCCTCATTTGCTGTTTACGCGCCTCTTTAGCAGCTGGGCTTAATGAGTTGTAACGATTGCGAGCGTTTAGATTCTGTAATTGGTTCATGCCGATGCTAAGCGCTGTTCAATTAACTGTAAGTCCTCAGGTCGCCATACATAGCACTCCACATGAGGGTTAAGTATCTCAAGCCAATGGTCTTGGGCATCTGAAGTTCTGCCCTTTTCGCTTTTAAGCTCGGCAAATATCAGGCCCTTTACTTTGTGGCAAAGCACCAAGTCAGGAAATCCGACAGCGCCTGAGGTCAGCCAACGGCCTTTAGCGGTCTGTGTAGGGCTTGCGTGATGGCAATCCCAGCCGTGAATGTAGGCCAAGGCTTTAACTTGCTGCAGGAAAGACGCCTCAGAGATTGGTTTCATTTCTTGTCTTTTCCAAGCATGAACCCGCACATAAACACTGCGCTTAACATGATGACCAGGCTAAATAGGTCAAGCATTAGAACGGTTCCTCTGGGGTGTCATATACCGGCATTTCAACATCGCCATTCTTAAGTGCGTCAATCGCTTTGCTTACTTCAAATTTGGTCATGGTGCCAATGTTGTGCGGCGGCAGTTTGCCAGCCTTTTTGAGTTCAGCCTTGTAAAGCCACAACTGTTTTTCGCTAGGCAAGTTAGAGGGCTGAGTAATCGTGGTATCTCCGCGGACAACCTTTTGCATTTCCTCACGGCTCGGTTTCTTAGTCCAATCCGCGCCAAGATATCCAGCAGCTGCTAAAGCTCGGCCTTGGCTAGATGTGGCGCAATTCTCAATCCTGCTCGTGGCGTTCACGCCTCGGTCAGCAATCAGTTCTTCTGCGTAGTCCACAGTGGTCGCTTGGGCATCGTTTTTGTCTAGCCACAATGTGGTTTTGATGACGCATCTAACGCCATCGTCAAATACAAGCTCTGAATGAATAGCGCCATTCGGGTGGTCAATCCAGAAGGCTTTTATGCGCTCTGAAACGGGGGTGTATTCCTCGAGATTAAATGCCACGGGCGTACTCATTTGTGATGCGGTTTAACTCTGCCTCAATGCGCTGCAAAGCCTCTTTCAGCATTCTTATTTCTTGCTCTTTGGCGTAAATCATGTCTGCCACGTCATCATTGTGGGTGTACTCACTCATCGTCAGCCAACTTAACTGTGCTCAAATAGTTAAAACCCTTAGAAGGCCCAGACGTATTAAGTGATGGGTGCCAAGAATCGCGGATTGTCTCAGCGATATTGGGCAATGCGTGAAGCGCGCCTACAGCTTCTAACACCAGGCTTGATTCTTTGAATCGAAGCTCAAGCGCCAGATTATGGCTGAGGTTAGTTAGTTTGGCGATTAGTTCACCTGTTGATGTTTCCATTGTTTTTCCTTTGTTATTTTCCTGATGTTGCTCGCCAGTGACCAAGGCCACCGTTCTTGTATAGGTAGCCAGCCACCTTGACATTGCATTCAGCATTTAGCAGTGCCTTGACTACATCCTGTTTCTTACAGATAGCCCGTGTCACAGTAGCCCACGACCCTTGAATCTGAAGCAGTCCCACATCTGGGCGACCCGTGGACTTGCGTACTGGGGATAGTGCGCGCTCAGTACAGCGACTTTCCCTGTAGGCGATTTTGCTCATGACCGGCACAACTTTGGCGGGGAAGTGCCGAGCCAGTAGGCGTTCCCATTGTGCGCATGAATTAGCAGCTGCACTTGCGTGGGCTGGGGTGGATAGGGCGAGGATTAGCGATAGTGCCATGAGTTTCTTAATCAACTCTCTCTACTTCTGTTGGCGGCCCCCATAAGTGCCAAGACTCTGCACGTGTGCAGACTTGGGAATACTCAATCAGGCCTGTGGACAAGTCTGTAAAGACCTGCACCATGGTTTTCTTATCTTTAGACCTTAGAGCGATATAGCCCCATGTGGGAAGCATCACTTGTTCCAGTAGCGGTTGGCGAGCTTGAAATAAGCCCAGGAAAGGCACCAGCCGAATAGCACGGCTATGACCATTTGCTCGTGTGTGTAGGTCATTTGTCGTACCATTCGCTAGTCATCAGTTCCTGTACTTGGTTAGGCATCAGGACAAAACCTCGAGAAGGATTATCTGAGCTTCTAGCAAAATCCCGTTTTTGTAGCAGGTCGCGGTTCATGCGTAGATACTTTTTAAGTCTTGGTACTGACACCAAAGTGAAGGCACCAGGGGCGAAACGGTAAGCCCACCATTCTGCTGTGGTCACGTTAATGCCAGAATCCTGCCAGCCACGCCCTGCGGGGTTCTGCTGGGTTTCAACGGCCATGTTGCCATTGCGATACCTGTCTGATTTAACTTCAATCTGAGCGCCTTGTACAGCGTCAAAGAATTCAATTAGCTCGGTTTCGCCAGCTTTGCCGTAGGCCATGTCCACTGTGAAGTCGAAGGCGGGTTCGTAGCCGTTAGTTAGTTTTGTCATTGTCTAACCTGATTTCGTAGCAATTTGCGCAATAGGCAACGGGGAGATTTTGTGTGTATTTGCAGCTGCGTATTCCTGCAGGCTGTTGGCAGTCATTGCATAGTGTTGGCGTAGCAATTCCAGTGCCTTTGCACTTGCCACATTTGTAGGGCTTACCGCGCCCGTGGTAGGCGTTAGTCCAACGCTCACGGCTACCAGTGCCGGCACAGTTGTCGCATCTGGTTGGGTCGTGTTCTACTGCTCTTTCGCAAGTGTCGCAATAAACGCCAGCAAAGCGATTAGTTAATACATGGCCTTTGTGGTCAATCATGTGGTTTCCTTTGTTCGAGCCATTTGAGTGGCTTGGATTTACTATACACAATTTGCGAAGTCGGTGGGGGATTTCGTCCAATGGAAACAAAACTACCGCCCCCCACCTAGCCCCAGCACCGCTCAAACAGTGTCTGGGAATCCTTTACGGCTTAGGAAGTGCGCGCCATGCTTTTTCAAATTCTTCCGCGCTGTCCCATTCGTTAGAGATTTCTGCGTGTAGCCAAGCCCCACCTGGTGTTCCGGCATTGTCCGAAGCGGTAAACAGCTTGACGCCTTTTTGCCCTGGGCCACGACTGCAACGATAGCCACGACCCCAGGCGGTTTTGTCTGTTTCGGGCTGTGCAGGGTTGCGAAAACTGTAGTCATGCAGCTCACAAAGTAGAAGCGCCTCTGAGTTCTCTACTAGCCATGTCCATGCCTCTTTAGCTTTGGCTCTGCCTTCTCGAGTTGGTGGAAAGCCCATATCAACTGCGTAGCCACTTGCATGAACACTTAGGTTTTTAGACCCGCGCATAGGGCGATTGACGTACATACCAAGATTGGTAAATCCCCAGCGCCGATTGCACAAATCGTAAAACTTCTTGGTTATTGGTGACGTGGCTTTGCCATCCCATGAAGGGTAAAAAGGGTATTTGCGAGCGGTCATGGTGCTGGTGGGTCTTTAGGTCGGTCTTTGAGGCCATTTCCTGCCAATACCCCCAACAAACCGCCAGTTAGGGTGGCGAGCATTGGCGACAGTACAGACCATGCAGCGTCATCATTGGGGCTGACGTCAAGAGGCTGGGTTACAAATAGCAAGCCATAAAGCAATGCCAAGATGGAGGCAAGAAAAGCAAGTGTCAAGCCGATGGCTACAACAAAGATGAGTCGTGCTTTTATTTCTTCGTTTGTGTGTCTGTTGTCTGGTTTCATACGCACTTTCCGCCTGTGCCGTATTCGGGGGCTGGTGTTGTTGGGGTGATTGTTTCGGTCACGCCGCGTAGGGCTTTGTTTTTTGTTGGTGGGCAGTTGAGGCGTTCACGGTCTGCGCAGCTTGTGAGGGTGATGAGGGTGGCGCTAATCAGCAGTAGGCGTTTCATCTTTGCCTTCTAATGTCCAGCCACTAGCAAGTAGTGCTTCGTATTCTTCTTCGGTCATTTCACGCACTTCGTCGTCTATGCCTATGTTTGGTCGTGTCATGGTTATGCCTTTCGGTATCCGTAAACGGTAATAGTGCCGCCTGTCATAGTTCCGGTATTTGTTACAACTGTAAAATCCGTGTACTGATTTGTGTTATCTAACAATCCTGTAACTGAGCCAACATCACTCGTACCTGAAAAATAGTTTGCCCACATTCGTGTCCTAGTAGCCAAATTTGGAGAATAAATAAAACAATTCATAACCAAACCATTGGTAGAACCCGTACCCGTGTAAAGCCAATTAACAGCGGTTTTAGTGCCTTCCGCTAAAGCACTGCCAGACCAAGCACCATAGATAAGTTGATAAAAATAATTAGTAACCGTGGTACCCATTTGTGTCCTCAGCTCAACAGCACCTGAAGCAACTCCACCAGAAATTTGAATTAGATAATGGTCATATGTGCTTGAGAACGCCCCTGTAACCGCTTGACTTGCAACTGCCGAACCGATGGTCTGTGACTTGACATATACAAGTCCTGAGTTGGCTAAATAAGTGTTGGTGTCGGCAGCCGTCAGCACCTCGCCCGTAGTAAAAGTCTTTATTGCCATAATCAATATCCTAACTTATTATTGTTTAGTGTGCCGTAAACAGCATCGTTCAAGGTCAAGAACGAATAAGCCTCAGCAGAAGAAAGATACACAGTGCCACGCGCATACTCAGGCGTCACATTAAGAGTGAAACCTTCCAAAATGCAGTTGTACTTGGTGCCTCGCAAAATAACACCAATGCTGGCACCCAAAGTCGTATTGGTTAAACCAGTGATGGCCGTAGCAGACGACTCAGCCTCAGATAAAAACGACACGGACGAAGGCACCGTAGAAGACACAGACAAAGTGTTCCGGACATAGCCAGCAAGGTTTAGTGCTTGGCTTTCAGACACATCATAAGATTGGAAATCCCTAGTGAAGTTGCCTGTGCCGCTTGTCTGCTGGGCTAAACCCGAAGGCGAAACGGTTACTTTTGTTGCGTAGTTATCGGCCATTGACCGAAAAGTCACTGCGCTGTAATTAGCTGTTGGTTTGGCTGTAGCCACTGTGCCATCTGTAAAATCATACAAATAGCCGACGCCCGTAGCCCCTGCACGACCAAGCCAACCAACCGTGGTCAGTCCAACACCAACAAGCCGAGCCTGTTCCGTGGTCGCTAAAGTTTGTAAGACGTCAAGCAAGTTTGTTTTAGAAAAACTTTGCGCCGAACAATAAGACGATGAAGCAACAGCGTTTAGAGCAACAATGTCAATTGAAGTCGCATTAGCCGAGTTAAAAGCAGCTGTGTAAGTAGCAGTGTTAGCCGACCAACTTACGGTAGTGATTGCGCGGCCAGCGTCTGCCAAGGCATCCTCACCTTGCACAGTCCACCTGTCTTCACTAGCGACAATCCCGTATTCGATAGAACAATTGGCTACACGACCGTCATAAATGAGCGTCGAATTGCAATACACATAAATTTGAAAACCAATGGCAGGGGTAACAAAAGTGCTTAAATCCCTGCCTGTAACACTAATAGTTGAAGCACGAAAAGGGTCTTGGACACTTTGGCGGCCCATAGAAATATTCATTGACTGCACATTTGATACAGCGTTGCCGTTGATGTAAACAGTCCAAACTTGAGCAGTCATCAGCCACTCACCGTGATAGGCACCGAACCATTACGGAACATGTAACTACGCAAGGCTTCTACTACAGCGTTAGGGTCGCCGCCATTGACGTTGATGTTCACAGTGTTGCCACCCATTCCAGCGCCAGCGTTAGGGCCACTGAGAGGTATTACAGCCTCAGGGCCGCGCTCACCAATCATTGCCAAGGTTGGGCCAGTGACAATGCCACCTTCTGCCAGCATAGGAATGTTTGGTACATCGAATCCTTTACCGCCTATACCTGGCACCCAGTTTGGAATATTAAATGACAACTTGCCGAAGGTGTTGTTCCAAATTTTAGCTATGCCATTAAAGATTGTTTTGGCGACTGTGTACATAGCCTCAAATGCAGGAATGGTTACATTGTTAATCCAGAACTTGATGCCACCAAAAACAGCATCGACAACAGTTTTGAATGGTTCAAATTTCTTGTATGCCGTGACCAGTAGCGCGCCTAAACCAACTACAGCAATGGCAATGAGGCTGAACGGGTTTAACGCCATAGCAACGTTTACAGCAACAATGGCTGCAGCAATAGTGGCAATAGCAATGCCGATGCCTAAAAGAATCTCAGGGTGTTCCGCTGCCCAGTCACCCATCTTGGTTAGGTACGGAAGTACAGCTTCAATGGCTGGCAACAATGCAGCCCCGATGCTTTCCTTAGTCTCAGCCAAGGCAACACCTAAACGCTGAAACTGTCCCTGTGCAGTACCGGCAGCAATGCTCGCCTGGTCTTGGAATGTGCCAGCAAGTGCGGCCATCATTTCATCGGCTGATGCACCGTCTTTTTCCATCTGCTTTAACTCAGGCGACAATTTACCCAGGGCAATCGTTGAGCCCGCTGCCGCCTTAGCCATGGCCTCGGTGACTGTACTTAAACTTTTTCCAGTGCCTTGAGCCACATCCATAGCAATAGACATGAGCTCTTGCGCTTTAGTGACGTCATGGGTCTGAGACATTAAACGACCAAGTGCAGGCCGTAGCTCATCGTCTGTTATGCCAAGCGCTTTACCTTGCTGGCTAATCCAATCCTCAGTGGCTTTAATTTGCTCATCAGTAGCCCCAGTGGTGTTACGCATTGTCAGGGCAAGTTTTGCCTGTGCAGCATCATCAGCAATCGCATCCTGAGTAGCACTAAACAGTGCAGCACCTAAACCAGCAATAGCAGCAGCTGCAGGTACGGCTGCTTTCTTAATAGCAAACTGGGCTTTAGCGCCAGCACCCTCGAGACTGGCGAATTCCTTTTTGGCCTTGTCAATTCCTTTGGAATCAAACTCCGAGATGATGGGGATAAATACAGCCATTACTTAACCAAGTTTCTGTTTACAGACTTCATGACTTCTTCAATAGCGGCAAGAATGTCCTGTGTTGCTTGGCCGTAAATGTAGGAACGTGCCCGCCACATACCGCGCTGAGCTTTGCCGAATCGGCTGTCTAAGTCCTGCACAAATTGTGACCCGCTGTTACGCAAGCCAGCCAAATCAAAGAAAGCACCGCCGGCGTTTTTCTGTATCAAAGTCACCAGGGGAATATTGCCATTCTTGGCGCGTCCACCAATTTGGATGGTGACGCCTTTGCGCACTTTCTTGGCGTCATAACCTAAACGGGTGCCACCCTTTTTAGATGGGGCCATACCCGACAAGGGCGGCTTATCGTCTGGGTATTTAGAAGCAACCTCGGTAACCATCTGACCACCAGCGGCCTTAATCTTGTTAGTGGCCTTGAATTTGGTTTTGCTGTCAAGCTTGCCAAGTTCGGCGAGGGCTGCCTTGAGTCCGTAAATCTCTGTGCTAACTGTGGCGCTCATTTTTGTTTTTTCCTCGACTCGTTGATGATACTAATGCAAGTAGCCAAGTCGGGAATGTCAAATGCTATGTCAGGCGGCCAAAATCCTGTTTCTACCAGCAGTGATGCTAGTGAATATCGGAAGGTGCCGCCTCGGTAGGGTTTGGGCTTTCACTGTCCACAACCTCTAACGAGACTAACTGCTTAATGAAATCGTCAAGCATTAACGGCAAAGGCGAGATGCCTGAAACCTTGGCGGCTTCGTGAGCCATGAAGGCTAAGTCCTCAATGCCGATACCGCTGCTAGATATTTCACTGGCTTTGCGTTTGTATTTGCGTTCCCAATTCACGATGACCATGAGGTTAGTTTTGACTATTACTGGGCCATTGCCCAGGTCTATTTGCAGTGTTAGTTGCATTGTCGGCTGCTTTCTTTTTTAGGTTTTACGCTGGTGGCGTAATGTCTCGAGCGAATGTGCCACCAGTGAAGGTGACTTCAATCATTGACAGTTCACCGTATGAGCCGTTGATTGGCTGAAACGATGCGAGGAATGCATTAGTGACTGTGTACTCAGGGTTGGTTGCTGATTCGGCAGCGCCAGCAGGCGAGATGGTAATCACGGAAGTGCCGGTACCGAGTGCAGCTGTAAGTGCTGCTTCAACAGATGTTGAACCGTAAGAGGCGTAGCACGTCAATGTAACCTCGACCTGTTGAAGGCCCTTTACGAACAGGTGCCCAGAATCTCCGAAGCTAGTGCTCTCAAGAGCGTCATAGCCCACTGTGATGGCTGCGGACGAAGTGACCGTTGTGGCATCAAATAGGGTGCCACCAGTAAGAGGAAGAATCGTTACTGTTGGGTTAGTTAAATAAGTGGTGGTGCTGGTGGCCATAATTACTCCTGGTCATGTAGGTGTGTCGGGCCACCGCTGTTGTTTAGATTATTACAGATTTTAGTCTGTCTCGTGTGCATTATAGGTTTTGCGCTTGCATACGAATGGTTAAATCGTACGCGGGGAATTCTTGCCCACCGATAGAAGCCAATGCAGGGTTGCCAGAAACGACCGCCACGTTCTTTCCTAGAAGGCCAGCAGAGATGGCTAACAAGGGCCGTAGCGTGTCCAAGTTGCCTGGGCCTATACCGATAACCCGCACAGGAAAAATCATTGTGACGATGTGGTCATTCATGGCTGTAAATGATGGGGCGTCTATGAAGCAGCAATTACTGTTCAAATTCCTTGGGTCAGTGACAACCCGCAAGCCCGTGATGGTTGCCAGAGTAGTGGCTAGGTCATCTATGGCTTCATTGAATAGGTCTGTGTATGCCATTAGGCCACCGCTGGACGGTCAATGCCGAGCAGCTGCTTAACCATCGGCGTAAAAGCATTAGTGGTAATGGCTTGCCCCATTGAATCAAAACTTGCAAATTGGTCAATGCTTCCGCGCTGACGGAAATACGCACCGGCAAGCATTATGGTTCCGAGCGTTACGTCTCCCGATGGGCTGGTCGCTAGCGCGTCAAAATAAGACGCCTCTTGTCTGCGTCTGTAAGCGACTTGATTACCAGCAGAGACACATTGTGCCAGGAAGGTGGTTTCATCGGCTGTAGGGCTCGTTAAACCGAGCCACAACTGAACCTGGGCGCTAGTCACCCATGTGCACGTCTGGGTATAAACCAAGGTGCCAGGGGGGATTGCTGCAGAGCGTTCCAAATCACCGTCAGCGTCATAAAACATGACTTGGTTAGGTATCGGGAAATCTGCGTCAAGCAGAATGTCACCTTGGCTGTCTATGCCTCGATAGAGGTATTGAGGCAATGCGTAAACAGTATGTGTGCCGTTTAACTGATGACCCACCCCTGTAATGGTGATGGATTCACCGATAGCAATATCGGTGTTCTCCAGTGTTTGGACAACCGCATAGTCATCCAAACGCTGGTGGAAAATAACACTATAAGTAGCCATGATTGGCTATCGCCTTTCGGACTAACCGATTGCGATGCTTTGAATGAAGCTTGATTTTGCAACAAATGTGGCGAAGTACTGGTGGATACTCAGTGTCCTGCCCAATGTTGATGGGTTTTCGAAGCTCTGCAATTGAGCGCCAGATTCGTAAATTTCGAAGCCTGGTGCGTACACCACAAGCATGGTTTGAGCAGCAAAGTTGTTATCAACAACAACATTCAAGCCGAGCACATTCATGCTGGTGTACTGCAAACCTGAAACATTACCAATTGAGTTGGTGGTCATCATTCCGTTGGCGTTGTAACCAAAGACAGGACGCTTGTCTGCGTCAGTCTGACGGCCCAAATAATCCCAAACATCTGGTGACACGCAAAGATGAGTTGGGAAGAAGTTTGAATCTTCTGCAATCTCACGCGCTGCGTCATACAAAGCTGTGAATAGTCCTTGTGGGTCTCCAGCAGTAATAGTCCATGTCGAACCTGATGCTGTCTTACCAGCGACAAGTGCATCGGCTGCAATGTCGTCAGTCTTAATCATTACTTGACCAGCAAGGTCGTTTAAGACAAGTTGCAATGCTGCAGGGTCTGTGAAGTCAATGTCTTGCTGTGAAAGAGTGACTTGGCCAGCGACAGTTTGTTTAGTAACTGTGTTTGATGCAATCACCATTGTGGTGGCTGATACTGCGTCAAGTTGGTTTGCCTGTACGGCTGCACTGGTGTGAGTGGTGATGGTTGGGCGAATGAACTGACGTGATGGTGTTGCTGGCATCGCGCGAGCCCCAAATGCTGTGACCACAGGACGAACGAAGTTCAAATCTTGGAACAGAGGGCCGAGCACGTTGAGGTTTAAGAGGCCCGGCGTGTCCCCCGTAACAATGTCGCCAGCTGCTGCTTGCAATGCTGTTTGGTTACGGCGCTGTGCTTGCTTGAAGGCATCATTCACTTTGCGGTAGGTGTCTCCACCAATGTGGTAAGCAGCGAGAAGTTCGCTAGCTGATGGAAGGGCAAATTCGCGCTTTGGCTGTGCAAAGAGGGCTGATGCTTCGATTACTTCTGGGGCTGGTGTTTCTGACACTGGGTTCTCCTGTGGCTCTGTGGGTTCTGGCTCGTCGGGTGCCGTTTCTGTATTATTGCTGATTTCCTCATTGGATGTGGGGATACTCGCTGCAACTTCTGTGATGCTAGCACTAGCGCCAAAGGCACCGTGTGAAACTAACGATAATTCTGTCCAAGCTGCTTTTTCAATAAGCATGACGCCATTCTCGTTGTAGCTGAATTCCAACGCATTGATTCCAACACTAACTTGGTCATACACATTCTCTAGGGCGAGCTGTAGCGATTCCTCACCGAGAACGGTCTTGGCTACTCGAGCCTGAAAGAGCATTCCTTCTGGGGTGTCCTCACGGGCAATGACTGTGCCAATTACTTTGTCAGCCGAGTGGCCTACAAAGAGCTTTGGGTTAGGGCCATCAACCGGCAACGCGCCAGGCGACAGCATAATTTCAGTGCCATCACTCACAGTTGCAATGACGTTATAAGGCGCTGCAATTCCGGTAATAGTTCTGCTAGGCGTACCGTCTGGGGCGGCAGCGTCAATGGTTACTGATGTTGCATTAAAGCGAATCATGCTAATTCCTC